TTTTTTGTGTGTTTAAATTTAATTTAATTTGATTTGAGGACCTATCAGGTCAGGGTTAATATTTGATGTACTACTTAATACCCACAGCATTCTGCCTTTTGCTTTTGTAGGAGCAGAGGCTTCACCATCAGTAAAATAAAACATACACGTATACTTGTGTAGGTTTGAATTATAATAATCAACTACAGGTTGGAATGTAGTCCCACCTCTACCATAGACTTGAAATTCTTTTCTATGGTTAAATTTTTCAATATGACTTATTGCAGTGTCTGCTTGAACTACTGTAATTTCAGTTCCTGTTTTTTGAATATGGTGCATCTCACCCAAGAACTCTTTTAATTCATTTGAGCTAACAGATCCTGATGTATCTATAGCAACAAGGATATGACGCTTAGGTTTAATCTTCAAACCTGGATTCTCATCATACCTTTTATTATACTTCCTTCTGGTTTTCTTTGTAAAGATTTTTGTAGAACCTCCAGTAAACCTTCTTAGATAACCACGCCAATCAAACTTGGGTGCCTCTTTATGATTTATTCTATCTAATATTTCACTAAACTCTCCAGGTACATTACCACAAGCTTTCTGTGCTTGTTCTGCTACCTCCTTAAGAATATGTTCCACTTGTTTTTGTATCAGCTTTTGTTCAGCTTCAGACAAGTTTTCCATATCTTTCCATGTACTATGATCAGGCATCTGTGCAGTTGATGCTTTACCTTTTACATCAATACTAATAGTCATTTGTCCTTGACCCATACCTGCAAGCATCTTGTTTAGGTTAGGACAATTACCATCTTTCTTTCCTTGTTGGAGTTTTTCATAGTAATAATGTGTGCCTTTCTGTGGTTCTAAATTTAATTCAGGGAACATAGAAAGCACCATTCCTCCAGGTGGGAGAAGACGACTGGCTATATACTGATTAATCTCTAGGTCCATGGCTATATTAGCTAGGTCTCTATCTGTTAAACTTGCATAATCTGTCAAATGAAAGAAGCCTATATGTAAGAGCTCATGCTTGAGTAATCCTATATGGTGACTTTCACTTAGTGTAGACCAATACTTTTCACTAATAAGTAGCTGATAGTTGATTCCATTTAAACATACACCTGCAGTAGGAATATTGTCATCCCACCTTTTATTTAACATAATGAGAAACATTCCATAGAATGGCTCACTAAGCATTAAATCTTTACTAGCTTTGGCTAGTTGCTCTACTTTATTACTCATTTGTTTCTATTGTTAATGTAATTTTAGTTGGTTTGTTTAGCAGTCTTCCTGCAATCTTACTAAGTTCAAGAGTATACATATCAAATAATATGTTTACATCTTCTTCAGTACAAGTGTTTAGTCTTACTATTCTAAATATTTCATTAAAGGAAAGACTAAGTTGATCATCTGTATCTCCATCTGTTTGTATACACATTTTCCTAATCATATTTAATTGCCTAGGTGCATTGCTTATCCAGAGTTTGAGATCATTATTTGTTTTATACAATAACAGAATATATACTATATTCTTCTTGGCATTTAAATTCTCAATTAGATTTAATGCAACAACTTTATTCTCAATATCTTCTGACTTAAGCATATTAAGAATGTTATAAAATTCTTCTGATGTTAATTTATTGCTCATTCAAATCCTTTTAAAGTAATTTCAACACCATTAATAAAAGTATACCCATAATCATTTAATTCATTTTTAATAAACTTATTAAACTCTTTTATAAATAACTCTGCTTGGTCAATAGGTACTCTAAGTTTCTCCATCTTATCATAGATAAGTCCAAAGGTTATGTTACTAAATTTAAAATCATAAAGTTTACCAATCTCAGATAAATAGTGTAATTCATCATTTGATATGTTTCCAAACTTTAATAGCAAAGAAAGACACACAAAGTTTTCCTTAACCTTAGCATTGTTCATTGCTTCTAATGCTACTGTTTTATTTTCAGCATCATTTGACTTAATCATTTTTAATAATGATTCATAATTTAATTTTATTGTTTCCATTATATTGCTCTTATTATTCCTGTATAAAATTCTTCTCTATCAACATTAACATAAAGTACAGTTATGCTATAGGACATAGTTTTAAAAAAGATATTAATATGTCCTTGTAAAAAATTATTATGTAATCTATTACCTATCAATATATCTATACCCAAATCAGATAATTCATCTTCATATAATTTAAGTGTAGTACCAATTAACTTTACTGATGTTATATGTAAATTAGATTCCCAAAATATTCCAACAGCAAGCACATTATTATCTCTAAGGTTAATTAACATTCCTGGATTAATACATATAGCCATTATTTTAATTTATAAAACCTTCCTAATATATTTCCATTGAGATAAATATTAGATTCCAATACTCCATGCATAAACTGAAGCTTGGTTTCATAATAAGTTAATTCTGTTTTGCTAAAACAGATTTGTATTATCTCTCTCTTAATGGCTACACCAACTACTTTTGCAGCCTTGAGAACTTCATTGCTACTGAAGTAATTTTGATAGTCTAACTTTTGGACTTGCTTATATCCTTTCTTTCTCTTATCAGTGGGTAAAGCTTTCTTACCAAGCTTTACTTTTCTGTTAGCATAGAAGTTCTTCTTACCTATGTAGCTTACAGATTGACCACCAATAATAGCAGACATAACATAAACAAATCCAACAGCTCCTTCAGGTATCATATGATCCATAAAGACAGCTCCTTTATAAGTCCAACTCATTGTTATTTGTTTTTTACTATTTCTATTAACTTTTTAAGACAAGCAAGTTCTGCTTCTTCTTTGGACGAATATTGTTGCATATCATCTTCTTGTATAGTTACATTTTTTGTAACATTACTGTTTTTGACATCTACTATATTCCACATATATCCTGTGTAGTTATAAAAAGATACTCCATCTAAACCATACTCCTCTCTAAACCATCTAAATGCTTGTTGTTTAAGTAATGCTGTTGTAAAAGGATTATCTAAATAATCTTTTAACAATGTAGGATTACTTGAAGCATTAAAGTTTTTAGGATCTTTTAAACTACTGTTTGTTACATAACCATCAGTTTCTTCTGAATTATAATCAAAAGGATCTTTAAAATTTCCTTTATTATCATAAGAAGCTATGCATTCTTCATTAAACCCTAACTCTTTAAGAGCTAAGGCTTGTTCATGGGGTACAAATTCTCTTATCATTTGTTTACAGGTTTAGGTGTACATACATGACCATCACTCCATTTAATACCTGGAGGAGGTGTTAATTCTGGTGAGCTGTACTTGGTACCACACTCACTACATATAAATTTATTCATCTTTTTTATTTTTCTTTTTAGTACCACCATCTGTAAACATGCTCCAAACTATCACTACAAATAATGATATGAATATTATAGGCATTATTACATAGACTCCTATTGCTCCCATTGTATGCATATTAGTTTTGTTTTTTAATAATCATTTTCCAAAAGTCTGGTATAGCTTTAAACCAGAATAGATAGAGTAATATTATTAAACATGCTGCTACTGTTATACCTAGTATAACCAGTAGTATTCCTCCTAGTATTTTCATTAGTCTTGTTTGTTTAGTGATTGTTTAACATACTCTTCTATGACATTCATAAAAGGTGTAAAGTCTAATCCATAATAAGCTTCTGTTGTATCTCTCCAACCAAGCTTTTGAAAACATTTATCTAATTCTTCCATCATTGTAGTGCTTGCTTTAATAAAGGGGTTAATTCTTCTCTTACTTTGTTTACTCCATGGTCTCTTACAGAGTCACTCAAATCTTTAGATAGATTTAGAATAACACTATTAGTACCATACTTATTCTTGTAGTTTTCCATAGCTAATATGCCTGGCTGATCCACATCAAACAGAGTACATATGTTCTGATACTTTAATCTATAAGCATTCATAACATGTACTGGGATTAATGTATTCTCACTGTCAGGTGCTACAACTTCTAAATCTTTATAGCCTAGCTTCATTAGACACATCATATCTTTTAGTGAGCTACATATTACTAGATACTTTGTTTTATAAGTAAGTTGGTCTGTACCCTGGATATAATCTCTTACTTTAATAAACTTAGTATCTCTTAGATAGGGTTGATATATCTTATAAAGAGTACCATCAGTCCTGAAGTAACCATAGATGTTATGTCTACCTATAATAACAAGCTCTTGTATATAACCATCTGAATCCTTTTGCATTGTATAAGAGCTTAATGGAAATACATTATACTTCTCTAGAAGTCTTGAGCCAATATGAAATTTACCCCAGAACTTTGCATCTAGATTATTCCATTCTGCTTTAACAAATTGAATTACCTTATACTTAGTTTGTACTTTAAACTCACGGTGAGAATAGTCATCCTTATTATTAAGTACATACTGATTGTAGTCTTCAATAATCTTATGAGCTGCCTCACCTCTAGTTGTTAAGTGAAATATATTTTGTACTAAAGATATTCCATCACCTGATATACCTGTACTAAAATCTCTAAACCTATAGGTTCTATTGTCTTTTTCACTGACATAGATACCAAATGAAGGTCTCTTATCTGCTACATTAAATGGAGATAATATCATTAAATTTTGCCCTGTTAATTTTTCTTGAAGCTTCAGATAGTTTTCATATACCCATTCTCTAGGCACCTCAGTTAAATCTGAAACAATTGCTTTTGTTCTTATCATGTCTCCTTAGTATAAATAAGAAGAGGAGACCATTACTGATCTCCTCTACCTTATGTTTGTAATTTATCAATCTACAATTCAAAGTCTCCATTAGCTGAACTAGAATCATTTCCAAATTCAGATACAGATTCAACTTTCTTTCTTCTTATATGGTCTGCTTCACTAAAGGTAACTACTTTGGTTTTACCAAATGGAGCTCCTGCTTTAGAATATTTAGGCAAGAACATATCATATGCTGTATAACCATTCTTGTTAGTATATTCTTTACCACCAATGCAGAAGTCTATAGCCACTCCTTTAAAAGGTTTTTCTTTATTAAGAGCACTAATTAAAGATTCAATAGTAGCATGCTTACCATCTTGATCTACTAACCATTCATTAATATCAAGAGCATTACAGAAGTTCTTAAGAAGCTTAAGAATCTCATCATCTCTTTTTACTACAATACCTGATTTAGTTTGACCATCAGCATATGCCCACTCACTTGCTTTCACATCACCTACTTGACCTTTGTGTTTTCCTTTAGACTCATTGTTTTTGTCAATAAAAAATCCTTCAAAATTAGAACCTAAGTTAGGTCCTTCAAGATTCAAAATGATGTGGAAGGCACCTTCTTTAAACTTAAATTCTTCAAGCTTAATTCCATTAACTGTACAGGTGTGATTGCCTGGTTGTAAATTCTTGGGAAGTCCTCCCTCACTGTTTCCTTTGATGTCTTTTGTACTAATCATTTTTTTTTACGTTTTTAATTTTCATAATTTATTATTGCTTGCTTTACTAGAGCCAAATCATTAGGTATCTCAAGGGTTGGGAACATTCCTTTAGGAGACTTGCAAGTATTCTCACCATTGTTCTGAGTTTCAAATACGTATTTGACACCCAGTTCTTTGTCTTTTTTAACTTTACCAAATAAAACTATAGAGAATAATCCCTCCAAAGTTAAAACATTATCTACCATTTTTCCAATAGTTTTAGCTTTTAATTTTCTATTTCCATCTATGTCTGAACTTTCTTCAGCATGAGTCAAGAAAAAGATAGTTAAGTCATCTCTAAGATCTTTAGGAAGAGTGGCTACCTTGGCTAAATTAGCAGCCATCTTGGTGAATTTTTCATAACCTTTTTCTAAAGCCTTCTCCATATACTCAAAGCCCATCATGTATTGAAAGTCATCTACTACAATGGTTTTGATTTCAGGTCTCTTCTCACTTATGTATTTCATACAGGCAACCATGCTGTCTGCATCATACTTGGCATAAAGATTACCTGTTGGATTATCTTTACTCCATAGTATATACATAGACTTCCAACCTTTAAATGGTAAAGGTTTATTAGCTACATTAATAATAAATGTCTCTTTAGGATTCAAGTTCTCTATGGAAGTTGATTTACCTGAGCCAGACTCGGCTATTATAAGAACACTATCTGCCATTATTTATTGGATATTAATTGGTTTAACCATTTCTTATTACTTACTGGTCTTTGTAGTAGGATAGCAGCAAGGTCTCTAATTGTTAACTGATCTATTGGTAGATCTGTATCAGCATCAGAAAAGTCATCAAAACTTATGTCTTTAGTTCTAATAGCTGTAGGTTTAACTTCTTCAGCTGCTTTAACTACAGTAAGTTCATCTACTGGAACTAAGTATCTTACATTACCTGTAACACCATTAGGTTCAGTCTTCTCATACTCTTCTTCAAAGTGTGGGTTGAATCTCCATTTATAAAGTCTTCTTAATGGATCTTCAGGTACATTCTCTTTGCTACAGAACTCTACATATAGATCTTCTCCTTTGCTAATTTCACTAGCAAAGAATCCAATATGTAAATCTGTTTTGCCATAAGGTCTATAGGCCATCTTAGGAATAAACAATGCATTAGGACTATCTAATTCATTAAATGTTTCCTGGTGAAACTCACGTAGTTTACGCAGCTTCTCCCTTTTGTCTTCAGGTTTGTCTGTTGTATTAATCATATTTTAATTTTTTTTTCTTGTGTTGGAGGAGTAGCCATTTCAGTTATCCTCATTCTTTCAAATTCTGCATTGAAGAAACTCATTCTAGTATCACCATTCCTGCACTTCAGAAAGTGAATTACTAAGGTCTTATCATCTAGGATAATATACCTATCAGGTCCATAGAACCTTATCCTTTGCTTAGCTGGTCTGTTAATACCTATTAGCATATCAGCATGTTGTAATAATGCATCTGCACCAAACATATCAGACTCAAGTATGTAGTTACCATACTTGCCATCCTCACATCTGTCTGGGTGATCTACATTCCTATTAAGCTGACTAAGGATTATAAACGCTATTGGAAAACGTCTTTTAAGTGATGTTAGTGCTTCACCTAATGCATAAAGAGTATCATACTTATCTTTCTCATAGGCTTCTTTCTTTAGTAGAAGACTATGATCTAGAGTAATGATTGTCTTTTTATAGATTGTTTTACTTTCAGCAAATGTAGCATGTTCATTCATATAATTTTTGATTATATTTTTGAACTCACTTACTGTACAAGGATCATCCACTACATCTATAGGGTACTTAACTCTTTCCTTAGCATATTCATAGCATTTATTAAAATCTTCATCAGTAATTTTTCCTTCTGCACTACATAAATACTTATAAGATTTACCAAGTAAACTTGAGTACTCCCTAATAGCTGATACTCTAGCAATCATTTCAAATTGGAACTCCAATACTCTAAAATCATCTCCTGCATTTAGTTTGAAAGCTTCACGCACAATTTGATCTTTGATTAAAGTTTTTCCAGATCCAGGTCTACCTCCAATTACAGTGGTTGAACCCCACTCTAATCCATCAGTACCTGCATCATTCCATTTTGCCCAAGGTGTTTTTAGGCTTTTAATTTCTCCTTTCTGTCTTCCTTGTAAGTAAATCAAAGACTCTTTAAAGCCCTCTTTTTGATCCTTCCAAGTTTTATTTTTATCATCCATAATCTATTTTGTTTAAACAAATGTAATAAAAACATTTAAACTTTAAAAGTTTAAACTACCTTTTCTGAAAAATAATCTTGCTCATTATCAATGTCTCCAGACTCTACATTACTACACCAATTGGCTAGTTCTGAAGACCAAGTTCTATCTGACATCATCTTCCTAACAAAGTATTGGGAAGTCTGCATGTACTTATAATTATTTCTTCTATACTCATCTACATATAGAGTAGTAGCTTGAATTATAGTCTCCCAACTATACTCATGATTCTCAAAGAACCATTTAAAAGCTACCTCTACATTCTTCTTATCTGTTCTTGCTGCCTTACCACTAGGTAACTTCATCTTAGGAAAAACATTTAGATAGTCTTGTATCTTATCTTCATATCCTTTACCCATGGCTTGGTTACTGGTTTTCTTTTTATGTAATCTAAAGAAGCCATTAACTTTTTCTATAAAACTAATTGCAGTGGGTTGCAATTCATATCTTTTACCTGAAGTATCTGATATATCTTTAACAAATCCATTTATTATTAAAGATCTTAGGTCTACATGTAAATTAATATTTTGACTAGCTGTGTTCTCTTTAAGACAACATAGAAGATAGAATTGATTTGGGGTCAAATTCTTCTCTGATATCATATGAAACATCTCCATCAACTCCAAATTTTGTACTGATGACATTGTATATGTAATTAAACTTGTTAGTAATTAATTTATCTTTTATTTCAATTTTATTTCTTAATTGATTTATACCATGTACAACAGTGGTATGGTCTTGATTTAGTAAGGCACCAATTTTAGATTTAGTATAGCCCCATTTAAAGGCTATATAATAATATATCTGTCTATATAGTATGAGTTCTCTCTCCCTATTTTTTAATTCTAATCTAGGGTTTTCACATTTAAAGTAAGACTTATTGAGTTCTATTAACTCATTGAATGTTATTATCAATTCATTAATGTCTTTTCTAGATTCTTTTTTCACTTTTTTAGCTTTTATAGTTATGTTACATTCAAATTTTCTTAAGCAATGATCTCTAAAGAGTTCTATATCTTTAGCTAATTCTTTATTTTTAATTTTTTTATCTCTCACAATTTTATATTTTTGTATATACTAAATTAGAATAACATGAATAAGTTAAAAGCATATGCCTCAGACTTTCTTAATTCAATGAACAATAAGAAAGAAGGCCAGAGTTTACGTAAGTGGCTTGCTGTTGGAATATTTTGGGTTATGGCCTTAGTAATCTATAAGTTTACTAATCATGATAACCTAGTCTCAGTTATAACAGTACTCTCTAGTCTTATAACAGCACTAATTGTGACTTATACAGTAGGAAATAATTGGGAACAAAAGATAAACAAAGATACAAATCCTCCCTCAAATGACCAAGAACAGCCTAGGTAATATTCTTATTCCTTTTACAGTTGGAATAATATTGTCATTATATATTATATATCCTATTAAGGAACCAGTTATTGATCCTCTATATGAAATAAGAGAAAAAGAGTTGTTGGATTCCATCTCTCTATTAAAGAATACTATTACTTTAATACATCATAAGCAAGACTCCTTACAATTAGAATATGATAGTCTTAAACAGATTCCCGCAAAAATTAAATATAGAACCATTGAGAAAATTAAAGTTATTAATTCCAGTACTGATGTTAATCAGCTGGACTCCATCATTAGGGCAAATTGGTAAAGACACTGTAAAGTGTTATGGTATTAGTGAACTTAAACAGATTGCTTCCTCTTTAGTAGAGAGCAAATCTTGTGATACTCTATTATCTAATGCTTATTATATGATAAACAATAGAGATTCACTTCTTTATATAAAAGATAAAGAGATAATTGATCTAAATAAATCCTTGGTTATAAAGGATGAGCTTATTTTTATCAAAGGTAATTATTTAGATATAACTTCTAAGAAATTAAAAATTGCTGAGATAAAAACAAAACACTCTTATTTGGGGTTTACACTTATGTTTGGTATAGCATCAACATTGTTAATTTATACAATAATCCATTAACTTTTCTCGAAGATGGTATGATTCCAGCATATCTTAAGCTGTCTACTATTATAGTGTTTAATTTCTTTTGAATCTTCCAAAGCTACTACCCAAATTGTATTCTCATGGACTCCATAATCCATAAGAAATAGAGCTTGTCCCATTCCGTGGGGTGTTTCCACCCATAAGACTTGCTCTATTTCATGGATAACACTCATTACTTAGACTTTTTAGCTACTTTTTTAGCTACTTTCTTAGAAGCAACCTTCTTAACTGCCTTTTTAGCAACTTTTTTGCTAGCAACTTTCTTAGCTGCTACTTTCTTTTTAGCTACTTTAGTTGTCTTTTTAGCTGCAGCTTTCTGAGATGCTGTCTTTTTTGCAATAGCTTTTTCAACTGCTTTAGCTTTTCTTACTACTACTTCAGCCTTCTTAATATTAAATTTACTTACAGTAAGAGTAATAAGCTCTAAATTAAAGTATTTATTAAGAAACTTCTCTACTGCACCTTTATATTTAGTTTCTTTTTTAGAAACATTAACAAGGTAAATCAATCTTGCCTTGATATTACGTGCTTTAATAGATTGTAATACTTCTGCTGAATTCTCCTTTAATTGAGGAGCTAATTGCTTGTAAACTTTCATGTTACTTGATTTTAATTAATTAGAAATTGATAAATTACGTGTTAAAGATATAAAAAATGCTTTAATAAAATAGTTATTAACAAAAGAATTGAAAGTATTGAGACAGCTTTGATGATATTAACATAATATCTTTTGTTGACTTTATATTTAATAAGACCTGTAATGAATCCTAAACTACACAACATACCAAAGGTAAGGACATTGTTTGACCAACAACCTGTTATAGTCCATAAAGCATATGCAA